ATGTCGGGAAATGTCACTAACAACCTTAGCCTGTGGGGGAATGTCGGTGTGCAACTAGGTGATAAAGGCTATAGCGATACTCAGGGCATGCTGGGAGTGAAATATAGCTGGTAAACCGTATAAGCCGCATGTCGAGATGGCATGCGGCTTAATATTGCCGACTTCAAACGGCGCATCAACGCCTTATTTAAATCCTCCTTTTTATCCGCGATCGCGGATATCGCAGCGTTTATCCCGTAGAGCGGATAAGATGTGTTTCCAGATTGACTTATCCTCACTAAAGGATAAAACTTATAATATCCCCTTAAGCGGATAAACTTGCTGTGGACGTATGACATGATTTTTGGCGACAGCAAAGGTGCTGAGATTCCCGGAAGTGCAGATGCATGAAATCCTGAGTGACTTTGCCAGAATGATTCCAGCAGCACTGGATAACGTGAAGACTTCATTACCGACAGATTTTCCGGAGAACGTGGTGACGGCAGTTGAAAGCAATGTGTTGAGGTTGCATGGACGGTTAAGCCGAGAATACGGTAGTAAGTGAGATATGGGGTTTGGTCATTGTTAATGAGCATGACAATCATGACCGCCAACGACTGGATTCTTCCTTGGTTTATATTGGTGCGCATAATGTGACACGCGTTATGTTGAAAAGGCCGCTGCGATACTCTCCACCGCAGCGGCCTTTTTATACATAACGTCATTGTGCGCACTGAACCTTAAAGGATTTCAGTGTCCTTACTTAGTTTTTTGTGTATGGTCATCACCAACGGTGGGACAAGCGTTATCAGGCTGAATATTGTCATGCCTGTGATGCTGCCAACAACGAAATGCTTTATCAGCAGGTCAAGGATTAAGTCACTGGTTATCTGCATATTTCCTTGTTTAACTTTTCCTTTGATCTTTCCTGGCCTGTTTGTTTGACGTTGGGAAAGGGATCACATTGCCTTTTTTTTCTTAAGTTCTTCCTGACTTACCATATCTATTGCTGCGTCTTTTGCGTAGTGATCTATCATGTAAGACAGTACTTCGGTCCATTTTATGCTCCTTCCTATCTTTTGACTTGCATCAATAGCTAATCTTTCTAGCTTTAGATACTTCTCGTTTGGCACGTTATAACTCTTTCTTTTTTCAGCCATTATTTAGCCCCCTTTTTTGTATTTAGCCATCATGTACTCTAGAGCACTTGAGCAAATGTTGTTAATACATCTTGTGTTCATGATGTTTTTTGAGTATGTTCTTTTTTGTTTGTCATCATGAGGACATGAGGTCATGCAAATTGTTTACTACGATTACTTTCCTGGGTTTGGTTTTTACTTGACTGCTCCTGTTTACTGTACAGCCCGTGTTGATGGTCTTTGGTTAAAATGTGACTCCTTTGATGAGCTGATCAATTACTGCCTTCGTTTTATTGGGCCAGAGTTCGTTCTTGTTTCTCTTTCAGTTCCTTCCGGATCGTGGGTTGTCTATCTGGATATGGTTGAGGCTTCCGATATGGTTTCGGGAGAGGAGTATGACTGAATCAACCATCCTCACAGCGTATAACGCCATCGACGCGGCATCCGTTGCCCTTAGTCGTCCCTGCCTGACGCTGTCCGAACGCGAGCATTTTCGGACTGAGCGCGATGTTGCCCCCCGCAACCTTTCCACGCTTTCCCGCCAGTATCGTGATGAGGTCGGGACCTTATCTGCACAGCTCGCATTGCCGCGTAACACGCAGGTTGACCGTGTGATTTACGGAATTAACTGCACGGATTTATCTCTCGCTGACAGGGGCAGGGCTGCCGGACTGGTATCACAGTTTGGCTCGTTTTCGTTCACCGTAGCGCATGCGTTCTGCCGTCTGGTTTACCAGCTTGGTGTGAAAAATGCGCTGATGGCCCTTGAGTCCGCTCACCGTTTTGCTTTCTTCAATCAGGACGGAGACCCTTATGAATTCTCGCTTTTCTGCACTGATGAGCAGATTGCTGAGGTGGCTGATTCGGTTGTTCGTGACTGCCTTGTTTCTCGGGCCATTTATAGTGATGTACCAGAGCATCACCTTCTCAATGTGATGGCCTATTTTCAGGCCATCTCCGGCTTTGATTTCTCCCCCGTTTATGCCACTTATCATGAGCGTTACGGCGATGAGGGATTGCTTAAGCGTCTGACTGATTTGGCTTTTGTCACCCGTTTCCTGCGGGTTATCCGTGACCAGCGGGTCAATGAGGTCTGTCGCATGCTCGGCATACTGAACCGCAACGCGCCTTATATTTCTGACTGGCATCGTGACCTGTTTGCTGTCCGCAGTAAACGCGTGAAAAAGTATCTCCGGTCCTCCGGTGTCTTTGATGCGTTTAATGAGCTGATCTGTACGCTGGAAGATGCGCATAACGCCTCTGTTTCGAATCCGAAAAACCGGATTGCTGAACTCTGCGTTCGTGGAAAGGCCGTCTGTGAACTGTCCGAAGATATGGGGCTGTCCGGTTACTTCATCGTGCTCACCACGCCGTCACGTTTTCACCCGACGACCAGTTTTAAGGTTGCCGGAAAATGGCATTCTCGTCCGAATAAAAAATGGTGGGAAGCAGGTTGCCCGACCGTTAAGAATTCGCACGCATGGCTGAATACCGTCTGGCGTCGTGTCTGCCGCAGGCTGGATAAAGCCGGTATTCAGATACCCGGTCTGCGCACGGTCGAGCCGCATGCTGACGGTACAGCGCACTGGAATTTCCTGATTTACTGCAATCCCCATGAGAGCGCAACGGTGCTCGCTATTTTCCGTGAAGAGGCCATGCGCGATGAGCCGGATGAAAAGGGGGCGAAAGAGCACCGCATTCGTATTGAGGCTATTGACCCTGAAAAGGGTGATGGTTTCCGTTACATCGTGAAGTACATCACCAAAATGGCGGGGGATGTCAGTGCGGATGGTATTACCGCCCTGAATGACCGTTATTCTGCCCGTTCATTCTGTGATGCCGTCAGCCGTGCCGCCTGCTGGCAGAAAGCAACGCGCCTTCGCCTGTTCCAGTTCTTTGGCGTTCCCTCCGTTACGGCTTACCGCCAGATGCGCAGCTTCCGCGCACCGCTTGAGGCGCATCATATCAATATGCAGCAGTTCACGCCGCAGCAGGTCGCCGAACTGGAAGCCATCCGCATGGCCTGTGATGCAGGCGATTTCCGGACCTATATCCTGCTGAACGGCGGTTTCTTCTGTTCTGAACGTCTGCTTCGTCCGTTTTACGTTCAGCCGCAGGAAGGTGGTAAACCCCGTTTTAACCGTTACGGTGAACCCTGCGCACCGGTGATTTCCGGTTTCATGTTTGGCCCCGTTCCGGTCATAACCCGTTTTATGGGCTGTGTTGTCCGCCGTATGACCCCCGCAGAAAAAATCCGCGCAGAGGAAGTCAGAAGCGGCAGCAGCTATGAATCTGTGTTTATTTCGTCGGCTTCACGACACCGCACGACGCGCTCCCGCGCGGCGGGTGGGGGCGGCGAAGCCGACCCTTGGACTTGTGACAATAACTGTCCCTGACTGAATTTTTAACATTGAGGAGTCTGCTTTATGAATCAAATTTACGACAGTTTTCCGTTTCCTTCCCCTGAGGGTTTTACCTCAGGCATGACAATGGCGGGATATTTTATTCACGCCACTGTCATAAATGATGAGGAGTTAAAACCCACGGGTTCTCATTATAACCCTGAGGCTAAACCCAAATATGCCATTGTTATTGCCTATCCGTATGAGGACCGAAAATTAAAAGTCCGCCGTGAGGAGCATGAGCGATTTTCCTGTACTGAGGAGGATTTTAAATTTTTTAATTCATGTCCTGATTTGCAGGGCAAACCTGTTTATCTCACGGTGGATGTTAACTCATGGTCGACAGGCTCAGAACGTCATGGTGTCTGGTATCGTTTTATTTCCGGCTCCATGAAACGTTTTGACGGTCAGCCGCTGGGTGCACTGCCCGCAGGTAAAGAAAAAGGCTGATGATATGTCTGACGCTGATTTTCTGAACTTTGTTTTATTTGCTGCGCCTGCAATGATTTTATTTTCTTCAGGTTTTGGCATCGGAATAAAACTGATTCGCGCCTGTGACTCACAAAGCATTACTGTTCAGCGTTATTATGACTGAATTTGATTTCAGCGGTGTTTTATCCGCACTGAATTCTGGCGTACAGGACGGGGAGCTTTACTGGGCCGTTCTTTATGTCTGGATTGTCTGCTGGCTTCTTGGCTTTGGTCTTGGTGTTATTTTCACTCTGGTCTGCCGGATGTTCAGTGATGCTGTTAATTAATTTTAATTGTCAAAGAGGAATTGTATGAAACTGAAAACCCTTGTTTTATCTGGTCTGGCAACGACTGCTTCTGTCGCTGCGCTTCCGGCTTCTGCTGCGGTTAGTGTTCCGTCTTTTATTACTGCTGATACTGTTAAAGAAATTGGTGACGCGCTCACCAGTGTGATTGGCATTGCAGGTACGGCGGCATTTGCCGTTCTTGGTGTTTCACTCGCTGCCCGTCTGGGTATCGGTATCATTAAAGGCTTCCTTTCCCGCGCAACCTGATAGTTATTTAATGACAGCGCCCTCCGGGGCGCTTTTTTAATCATACCAGGAGTGTTTTTTTTGATTCACTTTATTATTCCGCTTCTGTTTTTGTTCTTTTCCTCGTTTTCTTTCGCTGAAGAGAAAGAAAATCCGGATGCACTTGTTCAGTGTGCAGGCCATTCATCCTGCAGGACAGATTATTCGGACGCGGGGACGTCGATTAAATTAGCCAGGGCGGCCGGTCATCTTTTCTGTGGTTCGGGCAATTATGACGCATGTTCCGGAATAATTCATTATTGTGGTGTGCCACTTTCAACGCCTGTTAATGCACCTTCGACTGTCGGGTCTTTTGTCCGTGCCCGGTGGTCAGCATATAAAGTCTGGGATTCAGACAAGCAAAAGTGGACAGCCTGCACCCTTGCTTTTCAGGGTGGTGAGGGGGATTTGACACCTGAATATAATAAGCCGCCAACTGACGAGATTTGTCTTTCTCGTCCGGTTCTTGATGGTATGACTTTTTCTGATGTTTATAAAGGTGATGACGGGACCCGTTATGTTAATGTGCAGGGGTGTATTTATGAGGCAACCGGCAATCCTCTTATTTGTAATCCCGATGATGATACAGTTTGTACTGCCGACTGGAAACCAGTTGCTGTAGATCCTGCATTCTCCGATGGTAAGGAGGATGGCGGTAGCTCAGGTGGTGGCAGTTCCGGTGGTGGTAACCCAGGCGGCGGCAGTTCCGGTGGTGGTTCAGGTTCTGGCTCCGGTGGTTCATCCGGTAGCGGTGGCTCCGGCTCGGGTTCCGGCGGCTCATCCGGCAGTGGTGGTTCAGGTTCTGGCTCCGGTGGTTCATCCGGTAGCGGTGGCTCCGGCTCGGGCTCCGGCGGTTCATCCGGTAGCGGTAGTTCAGGTTCAGGATCCGGTGGCTCATCCGGCGATGACAATGGCTGGCTTGATGGTATTTTGGGCTGGTTAAAAACAATATGGGTGTCAGTGAATGATTTAAATAATGCTTTTTCTGTTTCTCAGGCTGATATGAATAATGCATTAAATTCACTGGACAATGGTATTAAAGATATTAGTCAGAATATAGCTTCTTCTTTGCCTGATGGGGATTTCCCTTTAGGGGAGCTTTCGCATTATTTGCCAGGACAGGGAAGTGAGAGTCATGATAATAACAATTGGCTTACAGTTAATATTGACAAACTGGTAAATACAAATAATGGAACTGCTCTTCCTTTTACTTTACAGTTTAGCTTTAATCTTCCGTTGATTGGCGCGATTAATTTCAAGATTGATACAAGCCATTTTGCAAAAGCTTATGACGATTATGTTCGTTCTGTTCTTGAATATGCTATTTATATGATAACCATGTTACGCGTTTTTGTTATTTCTCGCCGTACATTATTTGAACGTGAGGTAAAACTCTGATGTGGGCCATTTTAGGTGCTTTTTTTGTTGATGTTGTTTTAAAATCACTACGTTTCATTGCAGGAGTTATCGGTGATAAAGCTGTTGCATGGGCTAAGCTCCTTTCTTATCTTGGTCTTTGCTACACTTCATATTATGCTCTTGTATCTGCCGTCAATTTTATTATTCGTCAAATCTCCGATGTTAATAAACTCGATGTTATTGTAGTTGCATTCAGTTACCTTCCTTTAAATATTCAGTACTGTTTTAATATCATCCTCCATGTTCAATTTATTTCATACATATATCTTTATAAGGATAGAGTGTATCGATTGGTTTATGATTTATTTAAATCAAATGGGCTTAATGTTGGCAAGTAATTTTGCGGGGGTAAGTTATGCCAGTTATCACGGGTAATCTGGGGCAGGGTAAAGGCATTGTTGCAGCTTATTTTGCCTCACTTTATTATCGCCGTGGATTGCGGGTTGCAGCAAATTTTCCGCTTAACACTGAATGTATGTCATCAGGTTCGGATAACCCCGTTACGGTTATTCCCGCCATGCCCCGCATTGAAGACTTTGAGCTTCTTGGTCGTGGATGTCCTGAAAATGAAAAAACACGCTTCGGGGCGTTATTTCTTGATGAGTGTGCGACATGGCTGAATACCCGTGGTTTTGCCCGTAAGGACAGATTACCGTTAATTGACTGGCTGATACATTCCCGTAAGCTGGGCTGGGATGTTTATCTGATTTCACAGCATGAAGATATGATTGATTCCCAGATAATTAAGGCGATGGGGGCTAAAATTATTCGCTGCCGCCGTCTTGATGAATTACGTGTTCCTGTGATTACGCCACTGATGGAATTATTCAGACCAGGAAAAACAGGGGTTGCATCAGGCAAAAGGGGGATTATTCCTCATTACGTGGCTGCCAGTACGTTTCTTTATGACGGCACGATTCACGCGGCACGTCGTCCCGTAGATAAAATCATTATCAGGGCTGCGGATTATTACAACGTTTACGACACTAATTTCATTTTCTCTGACGGAATGGAGCTGCTTAATGGCCGTTTTGTGGATATGCGTGCTGTTTATTCTGTTTTGCCCGGGCGCACACTTAAAACAATGAATCCGTTATCTCAACAACCCGAAAAAAAGGCCACCCCACAGAAAAAGCCGTGGGGCAAGCTGATTGCCTTTCTTTTCCTCGTCACCGCGATGATTGCCGTTGCCCGACATTATTTCTCCGGCGATCGGGAGGCTAGTGCCGCTGTCCCTCCTGTGCCTGAAAGCACCGTGACACCTGCACATCCTTTGCCTGCGTCTACGGTTGTATCAGAGCTGAGACAGAAAAAACCAGATGTGCTTCCGGTATCAAAGGAGTGGCGGCTTGCCGGATATGTCAGGGGAGCAAGTCCTTATTTTGTGCTGCTGGGTCCGGCGGGTCAGGTGCGACGTTATACCGCTTTTCAGCCATGGAACGGCAGCGCCACGGAACTGAATGTTGACGGTGAAAAAGTGACGTTCTGGTCAGGCTCATCGGGAACGGCATCAAAGGGGGATGTGCTGACTGACAAAATGCTTTCGTTTGATGTGAATGGTAAATAA